TTATTTAATTTATTGACACAAGCGTTTGAGCTAATGGGAGGTGTGCCTAATGAACTTGTAACGGATAACATGAAAACGGTCATGGATCAACCCAGTTTGGATACATAGAAACCTTGTAACAACAGTATTTATTGGGTTTGGAGTCCCTAATGGGTCCCTAAATTACATACTTTCTAAAATTTTAGTTGTTTTTTTGTCCTCTTCATTAAATTTTTCTTCTAACAAATGAGAATACACGGATGTAGTTATTGCTATATTTTTATGACCTAATCTTTTAGAAATGTAATGTATAGATACACCTTTTGCTAGTAAATAAGAACAATGAGTGTGTCTTAATGCGTGCGATGTAATAATTGGTATATTATTGACTCTACAGGCTGATTTCAAAGCATTATTGATAGCCTGAAGGTTAATTATAGATCCGGCTTCTTTGAAAATGTAACCATCATAGCTAATTGCAAATGTACTTATGACGTCCATAATGTGTTTCATATCAGATTTAGCGATACTGATATATCTAGGGGAAGTATCGGTTTTTCGCTCGTCAATAAATATAGTGTTTTTCACTTGGTTGATATGCTCAATCTTTATATTTCTTGCACCACTGACACGACAACCCGTACAAATCATTATGAATAGCGCTAATGATGAACGAGTTCTCTTCTTTCTGACGTGATCTTTTAGTATTTCATATTCAGTTACCGAGATGAATTTTTCTTGTTCTGACTTCGTAGGTTTTCCGGCTTTATAATTAACTTTATAAGCGGGGTTTTTAAAAATAAGTCCATCATATAATGCGTCATCTAAAGCTGACCGAATAGCACCGTTTGTTTTTCTTATAGTTTCTTTTGCGTGTTCTTTTGAATAGTCGTTTATGAATTTCTGATAAACTTGTCTATTTATCTTTGATAACTCCATTTTACCTATTTTATGTTTTTGTATATGTTGTAATGCATTTCTATAATGACGGTAGGTATTTTCTTTAACAACAGGTTGTTTATATGTTTTAATCCAATTTTCGAAGTATTCTTCAAGAGTTATATAGTTATCTATATTAAAACCACTTCTTAACTCATTTAACTTGTCTAGTCCAGCAGAATTAGCTTCACGCTTTGTTCTAAAACCTTTCTTACGGTATCTTTTTCCTTCATGCTTAAATTCATATTGCCATTTTTTACCATCGTAACAACGTGTTTTCATGCGTTCCCTCCTCAAAATTGGCAAAAAAATAATAAGGGTAGGCGGGCTACCCATGAAAATTGTATAAAAAAAGACGCCTGTATAAAATACAGACGCCACTTATAGTTATAAGATTACATGGTTAATTACCAAAAATGGTAACGAATATATACGTGTTTTAAAGGATAAACCTTTAATATATTAAAATTATATCATCTTATATCAGGAATCTGCAATATATTATTATTAATTCTATTTATCAGTAACATAATATCCGAAGAATCTATTACTGGATTTTTAAGTTTTTGGGGTAAAACTTTTCTTATGCGAAACTTACTAATCGGCTGGAAAGAATTTATGCAAGCGTAACTATTACCTTTTAATTTTTTTACCTTATCAATTGCTGATACTATGTTATTAATGTTTCTGTCAATTTTATTTAATTTATTTTCAATTTCTAAACTATCAGATATAAATTCACTAAAATAATCTTTAGTGATGAATTCTGTGTTGTTTTTTTGGTATTTTTTATCGAAAACTTCTTTTAATATAGCTGAATTATTTTGCGCGCTAATTAAATTTAAAAACAATCTTAAATAATACTCCCATTTCAAATCAAAATTCATCTTTAAATACTTTTTGTTTTCTTTAGAAGATAAGGGAATAACATTTACTATATCTTCCGTATTAGAATCATTTTTATTCATCACTATTGCAAAGTGTGAATTAGAAAATTCTTTATTAACGTTTATACCGAAATCTACAAAAACTATTTCTCCTTGTTTAAACTTTGGATAAAAACCTTTATGGTTTTTTTCACCTTCAAATCTCTTGAGTAAATAGTGAATATCTGAATCTAATTTTTTAAATTTTGGATTTCCAGAAGTTTTTAATTTATTAATGCGTTTTTCTATATTATGCGTCATCATTTCTCCTTTATTCTCGCTCACACTCTCACCACCATTCAACGTCTACACTTGTAGGCGTTTTTTTGTTTAGTAAAATCATAATGAATCTTCTTTGGTTAACTTATCGCCATCTAATTTTTGTGAAATAAATTCCAAGTATTTACGCGCATTATGTGACGATAAATCTTTAGGTAACTCATAAGTGAATGGTTGATTACCACTAGTTAAAACTTCATATACTATAGTTTCTTTTTTTATTTTGCAATTTTTTATTTTCATTATAAACTTCCTTTCAAACACTGCTGAAATAGACGTCTTTTTCAAATAAGCATGATTAATACTTCAATTCTTTAATCCACATATATTTAAAAGTGAGGTAGTAGGTAATAAATATAAGACTTAAAGTTAAGATTGCTTTTTTCATGTTTCATAATTAAAACCTCTGTAAATTTAAGGTTAGTATTATGAAATAATGGATTGGTTTATTCTTTAGTACTAACTTCGTAGTAAATTATATAGTTCGCTAAATTGTATTTATCTACTATATTTTTGGAATAAACAATTTCCTTTTCTTTCTTCAGTAAATTATAAAAATCTACATCATTTTCGTTAGCTGATTCTATTTTGGTGATATCAGATTGTCTAACGATTCTTTTAGATCTGTCAAGGTATATAAATTTCCCTGATTTAGAATTAGTCTTTTTATTCACACCGATGTAAATTGAAAGTAATATACTTTTTCCAAAAACAGCATCACTGTGATTATGGTTTTCATCTTCTATAACTAAGAATACATGTTTTTTTGTAAAAATTTTTTTGATCATCGTTATTATTCCTTTATTAAATTTATTAAGTCTTCTTCATTTAAAAATTGAATTTTTGCACCATTTCCAACATATTCTCGAGCTTTTCGTTGTTTTGAAACTAGTCCGTTCACATCTTTATATTTATCATCTTGAACACCTTCGACTAAAATATCTGTTTTTGCAGTTACGTCACTTCTGATATAAGCTCCTTTCTTTCTAGTTAATATCATTAAATCTTGTTTTTCAGTGTCAAAATTACCTGTAAAAACAACATTTTTATCTTTTAAAATAGGGATTACACTTTCCACTTCTATTTTATTAATCTCAGATATTTTCATATGAATTTTTTGAAATCCTGAATCGAAAAGTTTAGTTGGAGAGTTAGAATATTTGCTAAATCTAATGTATTGCTTAGGCATATAATGTATTAATTTTAATACACTATAATGCTGATTGTTTTTAGCGAGTGATATCAACATCTTCGATAAAGCTAGCACGTCAAATTTAGCAGAATGTAATTTTTCTTTATCGATATCATATAAGCTACACAAATTTTCTAATTTAAAACTAGAGATTGCGTGGAAGCTTCTAAAGATATTTATACTATCGACATACATGAAGTTTGGAACAGGTAAGTCATAATAATTATTAGTATTTTTTAATACTGAAATATCAAAAAGTGCATTATGAGCAATAATTAAATGTGATTCTTTTAAAAGATAGAGAATTTCTTGGTAAATATCTGGATATTTAGGTGCTTTTAATATGACATCTTCAGGTATTTTATGTATTTTAGCGTTTTTCAAGTTATATCTATTATTAGGAGGATTAATATAAGATGAATAAACTTTTACTATTGATAGATCCTTAATTAAAGATACAGCAACTTCGCAAGGGCTGTTCATATGTTCATTCATAGTTTCAAAGTCTAAGACTGCAATATCATATTTTTTCATTTGCAAGTGCTCCTTTTATAAAATAACTTTTCCAATTAACCTCACACTTTCATTTCTATAAAAGTGTAGATCGTCGTAATCTTTATTTAGTGAAACTAGAGTCAATCTATCATCTTCAACAAAGACTTTCTTAACGTACGCTTCTTCTTCAATGATGAATATACCAATTTGTCCATTCTTTATATTGTGAGTTTTCTCCACAAATATGATTTCGCCATCTTTAAACATAGGTTCCATAGAATCACCATTTACTTTTAACGCTAAATCGTGTGTGGGGATAGGTCCTTTAACCATTTCAGTAAATAGCGTTTCATCGTGTAAACGTTCTCCTACACCAGCAGAGACGCAACCATTGACGTTAACTGGAGTTTTCTCCTGTTTATATGAATTAATATCTACAACGTTATCTCCTTTAGAATTCTGTTCTTCCAATTGTTCATTTGCATAGTTAAGTACGTTTTCTTGGCGGGGAGGTGTGAGTTTGTTGTATATGGAAGTGATGTCGTTATCGTCTTTGTATGTAGTATCTATGTCGCTTTTACCAACCTCGAAAACATCAGCTATCCTTTGTATAACGCCGTGAGAGGGGTTGGAACGTAAATTTAAATAATCGCTTAAAGTAGATGGTTTTATGTTAATGAGTTCAGCAAGTTTCTTTTGAGACATATTTGAATCGTTGAGAAATTTTCTAATGTTTTTGGCTATAATAATATTTCTTTCTTTGTTCATATTACTTACCTCCTTTTTTCTTATTATACGAAATTTTCATATCATAGTAAAGTTTTTTACGAAAAAAACGTATTTAATGTTGACAATACGAAAATTTCGTATTATATTAGGTTTACGAAAGGCGGTGACAACATGAAAACATTAAAAGAGTTGAGGACTGATTACGGATTGACTCAAAAAGAGTTAGGAGATTTATTTAAGGTCTCATCACGTACAATTCAAAATATGGAAAAAGACTCTACAAACATTAAAGATAGTTTACTTTCTAAGTATATGAGTGCTTTTAATGTTAAATATGATGATATTTTTTTAGGTAATGAATACGAAAATTTCGTATTTACGAATGATAAAAAGAAATCAATTATTTTAGCATTTAAAGAAAAACAAACATCTTAATAGGAGGAATAACAAATGAACATTCAAGAAGCAACGAAGCTAGCGATGGAGAAAGGAATAAGTATAAGGAGAGAGAATCAAGATGTGTATGGGATATTACCAACTAATTTGCAGCGTTATCAATGCCTAGTCGTATCTAGACACTATAAGAAAAAAAGACAAACCGCCGCCGGAAGGTGGCAGCCTAGCGCAGACGATTTAATAGCAGATGATTGGATTTTAGATTATTAATTTTTTCAAATCTCTAATTAAACCCATAAGTGTTTTGTAATCTTTTTTGGATTCTGATTCTGAGTAGGCGATACCTTCTCGAGAAAGAGCCATCTCAAGAAAACCGCCATCTTCAGCAGAAGCAATTACAAAATCTCTATGCTTTAATTCAAGAACTGCATCGATATAGTCTTCAAAATTAAAACCTAAAAAGAAAGCGTTAAATGAGGATTCATCACTACCGAAATAAGATGCAGAACGTTTAGACATACCTTCGTCAATTCTATCAAGGTAAATTGAATAAAGTTGTAAAAGGACAAATTTAGCTTCATCAGTCATAAGTCATTCACCTCCTTAATAGGAGTATAGCAGAAAGGAGCACAAACAATATGCAAGCATTACAAACAAAATCGAACATAGGCGAAATGTTCAACATACAAGAAAAAGAAAATGGAGAAATCGCAATCAGCGGTCGAGAACTTCATCAAGCATTAGAGGTTAAGACTCCATACAAAAAATGGTTTGAAAGAATGAGTGATTACGGATTTGAAGAAAATATCGATTATATAGTCACGGACATTTTTGTCCATAACCCACTAGGAGGTCGTCAGAATCAAACTGACCACGCACTCACACTAGACACTGCAAAAGAGATTGCAATGATTCAACGTAGTGAACCTGGCAAACGTGCAAGACAATACTTCATCCAAGTTGAAAAAGCATGGAATAGCCCAGAAATGATTATGCAACGTGCTTTAAAAATTGCTAACAACACAATCAATCAATTAGAAACAAAGATTGAACGTGATAAACCAAAAATTGTATTTGCAGATGCAGTAGCTACTACTAAGACATCAATTTTAGTTGGAGAGTTAGCAAAGATCATTAAACAAAACGGTATAAACATCGGGCAACGCAGATTGTTTGAGTGGTTACGTCAAAACGGATTCCTTATTAAACGCAAGGGTGTGGATTATAACATGCCTACACAGTATTCAATGGAACGTGAGTTATTCGAAATTAAAGAAACATCAATCACACATTCGGACGGTCACACATCAATTAGTAAGACGCCAAAAGTAACAGGCAAAGGACAACAATACTTTGTTAATAAGTTTTTAGGAGAAAAACAAACATCTTAATAGGAGGAACGAACAATGCAAGCTCAAAACAAAAAAGTCATCTATTACTACTATGACGAAGAAGGTAATAGACGACCCGTTAATATTCAATACAACGATGGCTACGACTTAATGATAGACCAGCGTTTTATTGAAATGACGCTTGAAAGACATCCGCATTTAAAAAATAACTTTTATGGATTAATAGATGGAAAAGAATTTAAGTTAGATTAAATTTTTGTGTTAGATAATTAAAAGCTAATTTGCTTAGCAATGTTACGGACATACTAGTGGTTTTGTTTGCGACTTTTTTAACTTCTTTCCAAGTGTGATTGTCTCGGATATTATCTAAAAATTCATGCCCTGACCAAGTTATATCGTTAATTGTATAACCATAAATATGTCCATCTTCCCAACCGAATTTAACACTAACATACTTTGCTTCTTCCAGTTTTAATAATGCATACATTACAGTTTCAAAATCATATTTTCCAAATACAACATTATCTTTGAAATTGTATTCGGTGAGCGGTTCACCAATCTTTTTATTAGTTTCAATTTCTAACAAAAGATGTCTAACACAATCATGATCTAATTTCATACTTATCACTACCTTAGGTTGATAACAACATTATACACGAAAGGAAAGATAGAAATGCCACATATTTTAAACGTAACAGTTCCAATACCTGAAACACACGTGCTTATCACAAAAGATGAATATGAAGAGTTAATAGCTTACTCATTAGACCCTGTATGGAACATGAGCGACTTAAAGAAGAAATTAAAAATTGCATCTGATGAAACAATCAAAGACAGGTTATTATTTCACCCTAGACTCGAAAAAGAGTTAAGAGCACAAGGTATCGTACATTATCCTGATGAGAATTTTAATCGTTGGAGGTTTAACGCAAGAAGGATGCATAAGTTTGTAGATGAACATTTTAATGAGATTTACAAAGGAGGGCACAACAAATGAGTAAAACTTATAAAAGCTACCTAGTAGCAGTACTATGCTTCACAGTCTTAGCGATTGTACTTATGCCGTTTCTATACTTCACTACAGCATGGTCAATTGCAGGATTCGCAAGTATCGCAACATTCATATTCTATAAGGAATACTTTTATGAAGAATAAAAAAACTGCTACTTGCGCCAACAAGTAACAGTAACAAACATTTAAGAAATAAAATTCAAGTTAAATATAAAACGAAAAACGGAGGAAGTCAACCATGACTAAAAATTATAAAGACATGACGCAGGAAGAAATAAAAGACTTATTATCTGAAAAAACGGCAGAATTGTATGAATTAGCGAAAGAAATTAAGGGAGAAAGTAAATTTGATATTTTGCTTTTCTCATCAATAGGAGTTATCGACGGAGATTATTTAGCAGGTTCAAGTTCTGTGATTGGTCATACTTTTGATCTTGCTTACTTATTGGATAGCACTAAGAGTTATAAAGATATTGTCAATGTTCTCCAAATGTGTAAATCACAAAAAATTCTCGGTATAGATGACGACAAGGAGGACTAAAACAATGTATTACAAAACGGGTGACGTATGTCGAAAAATATTTAATGTAGATGGCTTTGATTTTCAATTAAGAGTTAAGAAGCGAGCATATAGTGTCGAAATAGTCGTTTTAGATCATGAAGGAAATTCAATTGACGGGCTACTAGTTTCTGACGAGAACGATCTATACACAGCTTTAGATATTTTGAAACAAAGTATTTATGAATGGATTGAAAATAACACAGATGAACAGGACAGACTAATTAACTTAGTCATGAAATGGTAGGTATAAGCATGAGAGATACAGAAAGAAATATATTGAATATTTTTAAGACGTTATTCGACGAATATACTTTGTCAAACCAACGAGCATTATTGGAAATTGAACGTAATCATCACGGATACTTATCGATTAATTTCTTGCACTATCACGACAGTTACAAAACAAACAATAAGCTTGTGCAGATACATGAAATCAATCCAGACAGCCATGAACGAATAAAAAATTTAATTATCGAGGTGCTAAGAGGTCATCGGAAGATTAAAAAAGGAGCATGAGGAAAGATATGAAAATAAATAAGTTAACTATATCAAACTTTGCTGGAATCAAAGAAGAAAGCTTTAACTTTAACGGCAAAGATGCAAAAATATACGGCAATAATGCAACGGGTAAGACTACGACAGCAACCGCATTACAATGGCTGCTTTTCGATAAAGGTTTGGACGGATCAACCAAATCATTTAACCCTGTATCTTTAAACGAAAAAAACGAAGAAAATTATGAGTTAATTCCGACTGTTTTCGCAGAATTTGAAATCGACGGAAAAATTACGACTTTTAAAAAAGAGTCACATCCTAAATACACAATAAATCAAAAAACGAATCGCAAGGAATACTCACGAAGTCGAACGAAGAAACAATATATCAATGATGAATCAATAAAAGTAAAGGATTATAAAGCTCGTATTGATGAACTGATTGATGAAGATGTATTCAAGTTAATTACGAACCCTCAAGCATTTAACTTACTAGATTGGAAGAAGCGAAGAAGTTTGTTGTTTGAAATTGCTAAACCAATCAATGATGAGGATGTCATTAAAACAAATGATGATTTTAAAGAATTAAATAATATTCTTGGAGATCACGAAATTGAAACAAAGAAAAAGATTCTTACAGACAAGATAAAACAGATTAACAAAGATATCAAAGATATTCCGATACGTATTAACCAAACGCAACAAAATAAGCAGGATGTACCGGAATTCGATAATGATAGACACACAATCATAAAACAAGAAATTGAGCAACTTGAAAATGAGCGTATAGATATTCAAAACGGTGCAGAAGAAATTAATTTGCGTAACCAATTAGCTGATAAACAATCAGAATTGAAGCGCATAGAAGCTAATAATAGCGCCAGTAATGAGAACAAAATACATGCTTTAACAAATGAGCTACACGTTGAAAATGGAACGGTTGCGAATCTTAAAACAAGATTAAAGCAAAACAAACAACAAATTACACATGAAGAAAATCGACGTAATCAATTATTAGAAAATCATAAAGGATTAAAAAGTGATTTAGAAAAAGCTAAAAATCAAAAATTTGAATATCTTGATGACAATGTATGTAGTTGTTGTGGTCAACAGTTACCAGCTGAACAAGTGAGTGAGGTAAGAGAAAAAGCATTGCAGAAATTCAATGCAAACAAATCGAAAGAATTAGAAACAATACAAACATCTATCAATCACATTATTTCAGAGGGCAAGAAAATAAAGCCAATTATCGAGAAATTAGAGGATGACAACAATAATTTACAAATTAAAATCAACGAAGCAGAAGAGCGTTCAGCAAGAATACAAAACAAAATTAATAAGTTGAAAACAACTCACGTTGACGTTACGCAAACTGACGAATACAAAGCAGTAATGTTAGAGATAAATGAGATTAATCAAAAACGCTCTAACATCAGGAAAACTATTCAAGATAAAGTTTCAGGAATAGATGACAAAATAAGCGAACTTACTCAAGAAAAATCAGAAATTGAAGTGTCAATATCAATCGAAAAATCAAATAAACATCTAGATGATGTTATTTCTGAATTAAGAAATGAAGAAGACAGATTATTGGATGAAAAAGAAAAGTATTCACATGACCTTTATATCTTAAAAGAATTTACAACAACAAAAGTCAAAATGCTTACTGAAAACATCAATAACGAATTTGATATTGCTGAATTTAAGCTATTCAATACCTTAGTTAACGGCGAATTAGAAGAAACATGTTCCACAACGGTTAACGGCGTCGAATACGACAGCGGTTTAAATAACGCCTCAAGAATTAATGTTGGCTTAGATATCATCAATACACTGTCAAAACATTTTAAAGTTACAGCACCAATATTTATTGATAATGCTGAATCAGTAACAGAGCTTATCAAAACAGAATCACAACAAATTCAATTGATAGTAAATGAACAAGATAAAAAATTAAGAATGGAGACTATATAAAATGACTGAAAATAATAAATTACAAACTATTGAACAACAATTAGTACAAGAAAAGAACGTATCTGACAACGTATTAAACAAAGTGAGAGTTTTAGAGTCACAAGGCAATTTGGAATTGCCAAATGATTATTCACCAAGTAATGCCATGAAACAAGCATGGTTACAAATTAGCCAAGATAACAAATTAATGAGTTGTAACGATACAAGCAAAGCAAATGCCTTATTAGACATGGTAACGCAAGGTTTAAATCCAGCTAAAAATCAATGCTACTTTATTCCTTACGGCAACAAAATGCAGTTACAACGTAGCTATCACGGTAATGTAATGATGTTAAAACGTGATGCAGGTGCTCAAGATGTTGTTGCTCAAGTGATTTATAAAGGCGATACATTCAAGCAAGAAATGGGAGAAACAGGACGTATCAAAGCGATTAAACACGAACAAGACTTCTTTAACATCGACAAAGAAAACATTATCGGTGCGTACTGCACAATCGTATTTAATGATGGACGAGATAACTATATTGAAGTCATGACTATTGAACAAATTAAACAAGCGTGGATGCAGTCATCAATGATTAAAGATGAAAAAGCATTACAAAATTCTAAAACACATAATAATTTCAAAGAAGAAATGGCTAAAAAAACAGTTATCAATAGAGCTGCTAAACGTTATATCAACACATCAACAGATAGCAATCTTTTCAAATACGCACAAGAATCCGAACAACGTCAACGCAAAGAAGTGTTGGACGCAGAAGTTGAAGAAAATGCAAATCAAGAACAATTGGACTTTGAACAACCAGTTCTTGAAGAAGCACAATACACAGAATTAGAAAATGATAAGCCTATTGATGTATCTGACTTTGAAGAAATAAAAGAACCTGCAACAGAAAAAGAAAGCGAAGAAGAGCCATTTTAATTGAAACAATAGCAACTGGTTCAAGTGGTAACTGCTACGTCTTAAATGATGGACGTACTACGTTACTATTTGAGGCAGGTATAAAATTTGAACGTGTTCAAAAGCATTTCAAATATAAAACAAGACATATAGCAGGGTGTCTTATCACACACGAACATGGTGATCATGCAAAGTATACAAAGCAGTTTGTCGACAATGGTGTAATCAGCTATATGACTGCTGGAACACAACAAGCTATGAATTTTGAAAGTCATCGCTTATGCACGATTAAGGCAAAGCAAGAGCTACGAATTGGTACGTGGTCAATTTTACCATTTGACATTGAACATGATGCTAACGAGCCTGTGGCTTTCTTATTACAAAGCACACTAGGTTATAAGGTTCTGTATGTTACTGATACAAAGTATTTGAAATACAAATTTAATGGCATTACGCACATGATGCTAGAAGTTAATTATATCTATGAACAAATGCAAGAAAACATAAAAAACGGCAGTGTGCACAGCACATTAGCAAACAGAATTATGGAGTCTCATTTTAGCTTAGAACATGCTATCGGAATGTTAAAAGCAAATGATTTAACTAGACTCGAAGAAATACATTTAATTCATTTAAGTAGTCAAAATTCAAATGCAAAATACATTAAAAGTGAAATACAAAAAGTGACGGGCGCGCCCGTTTATGTTGGAGGTTTATAAATGCTAAACAGAACAATATTAGTTGGTCGTTTAACTAGAGACCCAGAATTAAGAACCACTCAAAGTGGTGTAAATGTAGCATCATTCACATTAGCAGTTAACCGCACATTTACGAATGCACAAGGAGAGCGCGAGGCAGACTTTATTAATATCATCGTATTTAAAAAACAAGCAGAGAACGTTAATAAATACCTATCTAAAGGATCGTTGGCGGGCGTAGATGGTAGGTTACAAACGCGGAACTATGAAAATAAGGAAGGTCAACGTGTATACGTTACGGAAGTTATTGCTGATAGTATTCAATTTTTAGAACCGAAAAACTCAAATGACACTCAACAAGATTTATATCAACAACAAGTACAACAAACACGTGGACAATCGCAATATTCAAATAACAAACCAGTAAAAGATAATCCGTTTGCGAATGCAAATGGTCCGATTGAAATAGATGACAATGATTTACCATTCTAATTTAACCGGTTTGAAAGTGAGGTGTGTATATGACTGGTTGGATAAGTATTGATCGCTCAATTCAAAATCATTGGCTATTTAAAGAAAAGAGAACATTTTCAAAGTTTGAAGCATGGATATATTTACTCATGGAAGCGAATCATTCAAAGGCAAAAGTGCCTATTGGAAACCAAATTGTAACCGTAGAAAGAGGACAAAGATTAACATCGATTTTGACCTTGTCTGACCTTTTTAACTGGTCACGATTTAAAGTGAAAACCTTCCTTGACTTACTCGAGAGTGATGGAATGTTAGAAGTCAAAACAACATCAAAATATACCCTTATAACCATTGTCAATTATGACTTTTATCAAAGTGAGCAGGGAAGGAACCAACATCAAAACGACATCAAACCAACATCAAAACAACATCAGTCAAACATCAATCCAACATCAAAACAACATCAAACCAACACAAACAATAATGATAATAAAGATAATAATGAAAAGAATGTGAATAATGAGAAGAAGAAGGCAGCTGCCTTCGACTTCTTCCAAGATAACGGATTCGGTTTCATAACTCCTTACAATTTAGACGATTTAAATTACTATCTTGATTCATTTGAAAATGATTCAGATCAAATAGTTACCGCATCACTTAAAATCGCTAAAGACAGAAATAAAGTTACTTGGGGATATGCTAAAAGCATTTTGAATACATGGCTTAATGCAAACTTGAAATCTATTGAACAAGTACGTGCATTTGAAAAGCAACAACTGGAAAGCAAAAAGCAAACTAATAAACCTTATGTTAAACCATCGAAAGAAAAAACACCCAAATGGCTCACAGACAGCACGAGAGAAACGAAAACGCCGGAAGTAGATGAAAACCTTGAGAAAGACAGAGAAGCTTTTATTAAGCGTCTAAATAGCAAATGGGAGTGATTGAAAATGGATGCATTTGATAAATACTATCTATTTGATCATGACGGCAACAAAATGTTTTCAGTTACACCACATTTTAAAGATGGTCGACATTTAGTTGTTGGAATAAAAGAAACAAAATTTAATGGTCGTCGTTGGTATTTAGACGATTATGAATTAAATACACTTATTGATAATGAACAAATGGAGTTAGGACACCAAACAAGCTTATTTGAATATATATGAGGGATTACATGGAGATAGAAATTAAATTTAATGAAGTGTTTAATGCGCCGATGGGGTCGCCTCGTCCACGCTTTCGTAAAACAGGTAGATTTGTTCAAACTTACATGCCAACGTCTTACACAAAGCATAAAGCGTATATACAAGGGCAAATGCCTAAGTTAAATCTAGAGCGCGCACTAAAAATCGAATTAGACTTTTACTTTCCATTGCTTAAATCGTGGTCGAAGAAAAAGAAAAGCGAAATGGTTGGGCAGTATAAAGTGACTAAGCCGGATATCGACAACTTAATTAAAACGGTATTAGATGCTTGTAATGGCCATGTATGGAAAGACGATAACCAAATTACAGAAATAACTAGCTCAAAGCGTTATGGAATTGAGCCCAAAATAATCATACGAACAATAACGATTTTAAAAACATGGCAACAGTATATGAAAACACACCATCGTTTAGAAGAAATATAAGAGGTGGATAAAATGGCGAGAAAAGCAAGAATTGTAACAATAAACGATAAACCTTATAGGTTCAGTAAATTTGAAATGGAATTAATAGAAAGTCACGGTATAACCGCTGGAATGGTTTCTAAGAGAGTAAAAGACGGTTGGGAACTACATGAAGCAATGGACGCACCAGAAGGTACGCGTTTAAGCGAGTACAGAGAAAAGAAAACAATAGAAAGACTGGAACAAGCTAGACTCGAACGCAAATTGGAAAGAAAGCAAAAGAAAGAGGCTGAGCTAAGAAGAAAGAAGCCACATTTGTTTAATGTACCACAGAAACATCCAAGAGGACGTTATGCGTGCTACCTGATGGAAAACGACATATTCGTGAAAGTTAAGAAGTAGATCATGACAGATAACGCACGCAAAGAATACCTAAATCAATTCTTTGGATCTAAGAGATATCTGTATCAGGATAACGAACGAGTGGCACATATTCATGTAGTAAACGGCACTTATTACTTTCATGGGCATATCGTACCAGGTTGGCAAGGCGTGAAAAAGACATTTGATACAGCAGAAGAGCTCGAAACATATATAAAGCAACATGGTTTGGAATACGAGGAGCAGAAGCAACTAACTTTATTTTAGAGGAGATGGAAATGATGAATAACCGCGAACAAATTGAACAATCAATTATCAGTGCTAGTGCCTATAACGGTAATGACACAGAGGGATTACTAAAAGAGGTTGAAGACGTGTATAAGAAAGCGCAAGCGTTTGATGAAATACTTGAGGGAATGACAAATGCTATTCAACATTCAGTTAAAGAAGGCATTGAACTTGATGAAGCAGTAGGGATTATGACGGGTCAAGTTGTCTATAAATATGAGGAGGAACAGGAAAATGAAGAAATTTAATGTCCAAATCACATACGCTGGCATGATTGAAGAGACTATCGAGGCTGAAAGTTTAGAAGAAGCAGAAATTGAGGCGGATTTTATTGCGATATTTGAAGCATCATTTAATTATGATGAATATGAAATTAATGTAGAGGAGGCACAGGAAAATGAATAACACATTAACAATTGATCAATTACAAGAGTTATTACAAATACAAAAGGAGTTCGACGATAGAATACCAACGCTGAACTTACAAGATAGCAAAATAGCATATGTAGTTGAATTCTTTGAATGGTTTAATACATTGGAAACGTTTAAGAACTGGAAGAAGAAACCAGGTAAGCCGTTAGACGTACAACTTGATGAATTAGCTGACATGTTGGCGTTTGGATTGAGTATTGCGAATCAAGTAGGAGTGTCATCAGAAGAGATAAAAGAAGCGATTGAATCAAGTTTTAAAGATACAGAATTTCACAAAATGTTTAATTTTAAAGATAAAGAATTTGCTCAAGACGCAGTTGTTAGTACACCACAGATAATATTCAAAGAATTTTATCCCGACCAACAAGCAATTGTTATAGTGATAGACATAGCTTACAACTTATATTCTATCGACCAACTCATTGACGCATACAAAAAGAAAATGAAAAGGAACCACGAAAGACAAGATGGAACAGCAGACGCAGGAAAAGGATACGTGTAAAGACATCTTAGATCGAGTCAAGGAGGTTTTGGGGAAGTGAGCGACATGTTAGAAATATTTTTAATAGGGTTTGGCGTTTATCTCTTTTATCGCATAGCAATTATTTTTCTTAAGAGTAAAAAGACTATACACACAAACATATATGAAATGTTAATGCTTGCTACTATCTTTATGATATCTACATTTGCTTATAAACATCAAAAGACGCATATCTTAATAGCATTTTTAGTAATGTTTTTTATGAGTAAGCTCAAACAAGTTCAAGGAGGTTTTGGGGAAGTGACGCAATACTTAGTCACAACATTCAAAGATTCAACAGGACGCAAGCATACACACATAACTAAAGCTAAAAGCAATCAAAGGTTTACAGTTGTTGAGGCAGAGAGTAAAGAAGAAGCGAAAGAGAAATATGAGTCACAAAATACACCTATTGTTTACTACACTAATAATTCTAAAGTGACCTTATTCGAAAGACCTAGTGAAGAAGTATTAGGTTCTTTGTTCGAAAAGAAATAAAATCATTAAAGAGGGGAGATAATAATGTTTAATACACCTAAAATGAAATTACCAGAAAAGCACACCGAGGTATTTAAGACGTATAAAAATGGAACGCCAGAAGAAAAAGCTGAGATTGAAGGCTGTTTTATTAAAACTGTTAAAGATGAAGATAGTGAATTTTACAGCCCTATGTTAGCCAGTCTAAATGAACAACAGTTAAAGAGTATGTTGAGACAGGTACTTTTTTTGATTGATACAGGAGATGACAATGATGATTAAACAAATATTAAGACTAATATTCTTACTAGCAATGTATGAGCTAGGTAAGTATGTAACGGAGCAAGTATATATTATGATGACGGCTAATGATGATGTAGAGGTGCCGAGTGATTTTGAAAAAATCAGAGCTGAAGTTTCATGGTAATAGCTATTATCATTTTTGAATTAATTATATTAATGTGTTTAGCAATAGCACTGGAGGTGTTGTAAATATGTGGATTGTCATTTCAATTGTTTTATCTATATTTTTATTGATCTTGTTAAGTAGCATTTCTCATAAGATGAAAACCATAGAAGCATTGGAGTATATGAATGCTTATCTTTTCAAGCAGTTAGTAAAAAATAATGGTGTTGAAGGTTTAGAAGATTATGAAAATGAAGTTGAACGAATTAGAAAAAGATTCAAAAGCTAAAGAGAGACGATAGGCTTCTCTGCTCTATCTAAAATAATGAAAGGAGCCGAACATGTTAGACAAAGTCACTCAAATAGAAACAATTAAATATGATCGTGATGTCTCATATTCTTATGCTGCTAGTCGTTTATCCACATATTGGACTAATCACAATATGGCTTGGTCTGACTTTATGCAGAAGCTAGCACAAACAGTTAGAACTAAAGAAGATTTAACTGAGTACAATAAAATGTCTAAGTCTGAACAAGCAGATATAAAAGATGTTGGCGGATTTGTCGGTGGATATTTAAAAGAAGGCAAACGACGTGCTGGTCAAGTCATGAATCGTTCAATGCTAACACTTGATATCGATTATGCTGCTCAAGATATGACTGACATATTATCTATGTTTTATGATTTTGCATATTGTTTATATTCAACACATAAGCATAGAGAGATAAGTCCAAGACTGCGTTTAGTGATTCCTTTAAAACGAAATGTAAATGCAGATGAGTATGAAGCTATTGGGCGTAAAGTCGCAGATATCGTTGGCATGGATTACTTCGATGATACAACTTATCAACCTCATAGGTTAATGTATTGGCCTTCAACTAGCAACGATGCAGAATTTTTCTTTACCTATGAAGATTTACCTTTGTTAGATCCAGATACAATATTAAATGAATATGTTGATTGGACTGACACATTAGAATGGCCAACGTCTTCAAAGGAAGAGAGTAAGACTAAAAGATTAGCAGATAAGCAAGGTGACCCAGAAGAAAAGCCGGGAATTGTTGGCGCATTTTGTAGAGCCTATACGATAGAAGAAGCTATATCAACTTTTATTCCTGACTTATACGAAAAACATTCTACTAACCGTTATACCTATCATGAAGGTTCAACTGCAGGTGGATTGGTGTTATACGAAAATAACAAGTTTGCCTATTCTCATCATAATACGGATCCCGTTAGCGGTATGCTTGTGAACAGTTTTGATTTAGTACGCATACACTTATATGGTGCTCAAGATGAAGACGCTAAAACAGATACTCCGGTTAATCGACTACCTAGTTATAAAGCAATGCAGCAAAGAGCGCAAAATGATGAAGTTGTTAAAAAGCAATTAATTAACGACAAAATGTCTGATGCAATGCAGGATTTCGATGAAATAGTAAATAGCGATGATGCATGGTCTGAGACGTTAGAAATTACTTCGAAAGGTACTTTCAAAGCTAGTATCCCAAATATAGAAATTATATTGCGTAATGATCCAAATTTAAAAGGAAAAATAGCATTTAATGAATTTACAAAACAAATTGAATGCTTAGGGAAAGTGCCATGGAATACTAATTTTAAGACACGTCAATGGCAAGACGGTGATGATAGCAGTTTAAGAAGTTATATCGAAAAGATTTATGACATACACCATTCAGGTAAAACAAAAGATGCCATTATAAGCGTAGCAATGCAAAATGCTTATCATCCAGTAAGGGATTATCTAAATAAAATATCGTGGGATGGACATAAACGTCTTGAAAAGTTATTTATCAAATACTTAGGTGTTGAAGATACTGAAGTGAATAGAACAACTACCAAAAAGGCATTGACTGCTGGAATCGCTCGAGTAATGGAGCCTGGATGTAAATTTGACTATATGCTTACACTTTATGGTCCTCAAGGTGTAGGTAAATCTGCTTTGCTAAAAAAATTAGGTGGTGCATGGTTTTCTGACAGTTTAGTTTCTGTTACTGGTAAGGAAGCATATGAGGCATTACAAGGCGTTTGGTTAATGGAAATGGCAGAACTTGCAGCTACAAGAAAAGCTGAAGTTGAAGCTATTAAGCATTTCATATCTAAACAAGTTGACCGGTTTCGTGTTGCTTATGGACATTATATTGAAGATTTTCCAAGGCAATGTATTTTCATTGGCACAACTAATAAAGTTGATTTCTTAAGAGATGAAACTGGTGGAAGACGTTTTTGGCCAATGACTGTAAATCCAGAGAGAGTTGAAGTGAACTGGTCTAAACTAACCAAAGATGAGATTGACCAAATTTGGGCAGAAGCTAAATACTATTATGAACAAGGAGAAGAGTTATTCCTTAACCCTGAACTAGAAGAAGAAATGCGTTCAATACAAAGCAAACATACTGAGGAATCCCCATATACAGGTATTATTGATGAATATCTTAACACACCAATTCCTAGCAATTGGGATGACCTAACTATCTTTGAACGAAGACGATTTTATCAAGGTGATGTTGATATGTTACCAACAGGAAATGTAGATTACGTTGAAAGAAATAAGGTCTGTGCGCTTGAAGTGTTTGTTGAATGTTTTGGTAAGGATAAGGGAGATAGTAGAGGATCTATGGAAATTAGAAAGATTTCAAACATCTTAAGACAATTAGACAATTGGTCTGTATATGATGGTAATAAAAGCGGGAAAATTCGATTCGGAAAAGATTATGGTGTACAGATAGCGTATGTAAGAGATGAAAGTTTAGAGGATTTAATATAAGAAATATTGAATAAATATACATTTTAGAGTGTTGTATCAGATGTTGCATCATTTTTTGAGTGATGCAACACGTGAGTGTAAAAAGTAATCGTAGGTGTTGTATCATTTTTGGTGATGCAACATTGATGCAACAAATGATACAACACCTCTTTCCCTTCTCGCTGTAAGGTTCAACCCTGTTTGTTTCCAATGTTGCATCAAATTCACTATAAAGTTTAAAAAGTAGTGTTAGGGAGTAAAGGGGTATAGGGGTAACCCTCTAACAGCTATTTTTAAAAGTTTGGCAAGAATTGATGCAACATCGGAACACAAATATAAATTTTGTATACAAGGTGAATAAATGAAAGAATCGACATTAGAAAAATATTTAGTGAAAGAGATAACAAAGTTAAATGGATTATGTTTAAAATGGGTCGCACCTGGAACAAGAGGTGTACCAGATAGAATTATTATTATGCCAGAAGGAAAAACATATTTTGTAGAAATGAAGCAAGAAAAGGGAAAGTTACATCCTTTACAAAAATATGTGCATCGGCAATTTGAAAACAGAGATCATACAGTGTATGTGTTATGGAATAAAGAACAAGTAAATACTTTTATAAGAATGGTAGGTGGAACATTTGGCGATTGATTTCAAACCACATAGCTATCAAAAGTATGCAATAGATAAAGTGATTGATAATGAGAAATACGGTTTGTTTTTAGATATGGGGCTAGGGAAAACAGTATCAACACTTACAGCATTTAGTGAATTGCAGTTGTTAGACACTAAAAAAATGTTAGTCATAGCACCTAAACAAGTTGCTAAAGATACATGGGTTGATGAAGTTGATAAGTGGAACCATTTAAATCATCTGAAAGTGTCTTTAGTCTTAGGAACACCTAAAGAAAGAAATGATGCATTAAACACAGAGGCTGATATCTATGTAACCAATAAAGAAAATACTAAATGGTTATGCGATCAATATAAAAAAGAATGGCCATTTGATATGGTTGTAATTGATGAACTGTCTACATTTAAAAGTCCTAAGAGTCAAAGGTTTAAATCTATAAAAAAGAAATTACCACTCATTAATAGATTTATAGGATTAACAGGAACACCTAGTCCAAATAGTTTACAGGATTTATGGGCTCAAGTTTATTTGATAGACAGAGGTGAAAGACTTGAGTCTTCATTCAGTCGTTATCGAGAAAGGTACTTTAAACCAACTCATCAAGTTAGCGAACATATTTTTAAGTGGGAGCTAAGAGACGGATCTGAAGAAAAGATATATAAACAAATAGAAGATATATGTTTAAGCATGAAAGCGAAAGATTATCTGGATATGCCTGACAGAGTTGATACTAAACAAACAGTAGTCTTATCAGAAAAAGAAAGAAAAGTATATGAAGAATTAGAAAAAAACTATATTTTAGAATCGGAAGAAGAAGGAACAGTTGTAGCTCAAAATGGGGCATCATTAAGTCAGAAACTACTTCAACTATCTAACGGCGCAGTTTATACAGATGAGGAAGATGTAAGACTTATACATGATAAGAAGTTAGATAAGTTAGAGGAAATTATAGAGGAGTCTCAAGGCCAACCAATACTATTGTTTTATAACTTCAAACACGATAAAGAAAGAATACTTCAAAGGTTTAAGGAAGCAACCACATTAGAGGATTCAAACTATAAAGAACGTTGGAACAGTGGAGACATTAAGTTGCTTATAGCACATCCAGCAAGTGCAGGACATGGATTAAACTTACAACAAGGTGGGCACATTATTGTTTGGTTTGGACTTACATGGTCCTTGGAATTATACCAACAAGCAAATGCTAGATTATACAGACAAGGACAAAATCATACGACTATTATTCATCATATCATGACCGATAACACAATAGATCAAAGAGTATATAAAGCTTTACAAAATAAAGAACTAACGCAAGAAGAATTAATGAAAGCTATTAAAGCAAGAATAGCTAAGCATAAGTAATGGAGGTCTAACATGGGGAACACAATATATGATATCAAGCCAGGAACATTTAAATATATTGAATCAGAAATATATAATTTAAATGAGAACAAGAAAGAGATAAATAGATTGAGAATGGAGATACTTAACCCAACGAAAGAACTAGACACCAACATTGTGTATGGACCGTTACAAAAAGGAGAGCCAGTTAGAACAACTGAGTTAATGGCGACAAGGTTATTGACTAATAAGATGTTACGTAACTTAGAAGAGATGGTTGAAGCAGTTGAAAGTGAGTACTTAAAGTTACCTGAAGATCATAAGAAAGTAATAAGGTTAAAGTATTGGAATAAAGATAAGAAGCTAAAGATAGAACAAATAGGGGATGCTTGTCACATGCATCGCAATACAGTTACTACAATACGAAAGAACTTTGTTAAAGCGATAGCGTATCATGCAGGTATCAAATAACATTGTGCAAAGATTGTGCAAAAGGCCTACAAATCTGTAGTAATATGATAGTATCGGAAAGATGTATAAAGTTATCTGAAAGTTATACGACATAAATACATGAGGCGCATCGCTAAGCGGTGTGTCTTTTGTTATGCAATCAAAGAGGTGTAAGAGATGACCAAGCATAATAACATTTATAAGCATGGTCGTAAGTCATATCAATACGATTGGTTCTATCATTCAAAAGCATGGAAGAAGTTAAGAGAGATAGCATTAGATAGAGATAATTATCTTTGTCAAATGTGTTTACGCGAAGATATTATAACAGATGCAAAGATTGTGCATCACATTATTTATGTTGATGAAGATTTTAACAAAGCTTTAGACTTAGATAATCTAATGTCAGTTTGTTATAGCTGTCATAACAAAATTCATGCAAATGATAATGACAAAAGTAATCTTAAGAAAATTAGAGTTCTAAAAATTTAAATAAAAAAATTATTTAAATAAAATTTTATGCCCCCCTGCCCATCGGCTTAAAATGTTTTTTCGCCGGGTACCGGAGAGGCCCAAACGCTAGCAACGCGGATAAATTTTTCATGAAAGGGGGTCTTTATATGAAGTTAACAAAAAAACAGCTAAAAGAATATATAGAAGATTACAAAAAATCTGACGACATATTAATTAATTTGTATATAGAAACATATGAATTTTATTGTCGGTTAAGAGATGAACTTAAAAATAGTGATTTAATGATAGAGCATACAAACAAGGCTGGTGCGAGCAATATTGTTAAGAATCCATTAAGCATAGAACTGACAAAAACAGTTCAAACACTAAATAACTTACTCAAGTCTATGGGTTTAACAGCAGCACAAAGAAAAAAGATAGTTCAAGAAGAAGGTGGATTCGGTGACTATTAAAGTTTTAAATGAACCTTCACCAAAACTATTAACAACATGGTATGCAGAGCAAGTCACTCAAGGGAAAATAAAAACAAGCAAATATGTTAAAAAAGAATGTGAGAGACACCTTAGATATCTAGAAAATGGAGGTAAATGGGTATTTGATGAAGAATTAGCGCACCGTCCTATTCGATTCATAGAAAAGTTTTGTAAACCTTCCAAAGGGTCTAAACGTCAACTTGTATTACAACCATGGCAACATTTTATTATTGGCAGTTTGTTTGGTTGGGTTCATAAAGAAACAAAACTGCGCAGGTTTAAAGAAGCTTTGATATTTATGGGGCGAAAAAATGGTAAAACAACTACTATATCTGGTGTTGCTAACTATGCTGTTTCTCAAGATGGAGAAAACGGCGCTGAAATCCATCTTTTAGCAAACGTAATGAAACAAGCTAGAATATTATTCGATGAATCTAAGGCGATGATAAAAGCTAGCCCAAAGCTTGATAAAAATTTCAGAACATTAAGAGATGAAATCCATTATGACGCAACGATATCAAAAATTATGCCCCAAGCATCAGATAGCGATAAGTTAGATGGATTGAATACACACATGGGGATTTTTGATGAAATTCATGAATTTAAAGACTATAAATTGATTTCAGTTATAAAAAACTCAAGAGCTGCAAGGTTACAACCTCTTCTCATCTACATTACGACAGCAGGGTATCAATTAGATGGTCCACTTGTTGATATGGTAGAAGCGGGAAGAGACACCTTAGATCAAATCATAGAAGACGAAAGAACTTTTTATTATTTAGCATCTTTGGATGATGACGATGATATTAATGATTCGTCGAACTGGATAAAAGCAAATCCCAACTTAGGTGTCTCTATAAATTTAGATGAGATGAAAGAAGAGTGGGAAAAAGCTAAGAGAACACCAGCTGAACGTGGAGATTTTATAACCAAAAGGTTTAATATCTTTGCTAATAATGACGAGATGAGTTTTATTGATTACCCAACACTCCAAAAAAATAATGAAATTGTTTCTTTAGAAGAGCTGGAAGGCAGACCATGCACGATTGGTTATGATTTATCAGAAACAGAGGACTTTACAGCCGCGTGTGCTACTTTTGCGTTAGATAATGGTAAAGTTGCAGTTTTATCGCATTCATGGATTCCTAAGCACAAAGTTGAATATTCTAACGAAAAAATACCCTATAGAGAATGGGAAGAAGATGGCTTATTAACAGTGCAAGATAAGCCTTATATTGACTACCAAGATGTTTTAAATTGGATAATTAAGATGAATGAGCATTATGTAGTAGAAAAAATTACTTATGATAGAGCGAACGCATTCAAACTAAATCAAGAGTTAAAAAATTACGGGTTTGAAACGGAAGAAACAAGACAAGGAGCTTTGACCTTGAGCCCTGCATTGAAGGATTTAAAAGAAATGTTTTTAGATGGGAAAATAATATTTAATAATAATCCTTTAATGAAATGGTATATCAATAATGTTCAGTTGAAACTAGACAGAAACGGAAACTGGTTGCCGTCTAAGCAAAGCAGATATCGTAAAATAGATGGCTTTGCAGCATTTTTAAACACATATACAGATATTATGAATAAAGTTGTTTCTGATAGTGGTGAAGGAAACATAGAGTTTATTAGTATTAAAGACATAATGCGTTAAGGAGGTGAATGTTATCGCAAAAGAGAATATTGTCACACGCATAAAGAAAAAATTGATAGACAATTGGATTGATCAGTCAACTTCTAAGCTTTATGACTTTAGCCCATGGAAAAATAGATCTTTTTGGGGTGTAATTAATAATACGCTTGAAACTAATGAAACGATATTTTCAGCTATTACAAAGTTATCTAATTCGATGGCTAGTTTGCCCTTGAAAATGTATGAAGATTATAAAGTAGTTAATACAGAAGTATCTGATTTACTTACAGTGTCACCGAATAATTCTCTGAGCAGTTTTGATTTTATTAATCAAATTGAAACAATCAGAAATGAAAAAGGTAATGCATATGTGCTAATTGAACGAGACATCTATCATCAACCATCAAAGCTTTTCTTATTAAATCCAGATGTTGTTGAAATGTTAATTGAAAACCAATCACGTGAACTTTATTATTCCATTCATGCTGCAACTGGAAATAAATTGATTGTTCATAATATGGACATGTTGCATTTTAAACACATCGTGGCATCTAATATGGTGCAAGGCATTAGTCCGATTGATGTGTTGAAGAATACAACTGATTTTGATAATGCAGTAAGAACCTTTAATCTTACAGAAATGCAAAAACCTGATTCTTTCATGCTTAAATATGGTTCCAATGTAGGTAAAGAAAAAAGGCAGCAAGTGTTAGAAGATTTCAAACAGTACTATGAAGAAAACGGTGGAGTATTATTCCAAGAGCCTGGTGTTGAAATCGAACCGTTACCTAAAAAATATGTCTCTGAAGATATAGTGGCAAGCGAGAATTTAACAAGAGAAAGAGTAGCTAACGTTTTTCAATTGCCCTCAGTATTCTTAAATGCAAGATCAAATACAAATTTCGCGAAAAATGAAGAGTTAAACAGATTTTACTTGCAGCATACCTTATTGCCAATCGTCAAACAGTATGAAGAAGAATTTAATCGGAAACTACTTACTAAAACAGACAGAGAAAAAAATAGGTATTTTAAATTTAACGTTAAATCTTATTTAAGGGCTGATAGTGCAACACAAGCAGAAGTGTACTTTAAAGCAGTTCGTAGTGGTTACTACACTATAAATGACATTAGAGAGTGGGAAGATTTACCACCAGTTGAAGGTGGAGATAAGCCGCTAATAAGCGGTGATTTATACCCAATTGACACGCCACTTGAATTAAGAAAATCTTTGAAAGGTGGTGATAAAAATGTCAATGAAAGCTAAGTATTTTCAAATGAAAAGAAAATCAAAAAGTAAAGGTGAAATATTTATTTATGGTGATATTGTAAGTGATAAATGGTTTGAAAGTGATGTAACTGCTACAGATTTCAAAAATAAACTAGATGAACTAGGAGACATCAGTGAAATAGATGTTCATATAAATTCATCTGGAGGCAGTGTATTTGAAGGGCATGCAATATACAATATGCTAAAAATGCATCCTGCAAAAATTAATATCTATGTCGATGCCTTAGCGGCATCAATTGCTAGTGTTATCGCTATGAGTGGTGACACTATTTTTATGCACAAAAATAGTTTTTTAATGATTCATAATTCATGGGTTATGACTGTAGGTAATGCAGAAGAATTAAGAAAGACAGCGGATTTACTTGAAAAAACAGATGCTGTTAGTAATTCAGCTTATTTAGATAAAGCAAAAGATTTAGATCAAGAACACTTAAAACAGATGTTAGATGCAGAAACTTGGCTTACTGCAGAAGAAGCCTTGTCTTTCGGCTTGATAGATGAAATTTTAGGAGCTAATGAAATAGCTGCTAGTATCTCTAAAGAGCAATATAAGCGTTTCGAGAACGTCCCAGAAGATTTAAAGAAAGATGTAGACAAAATCACTAAAATTGATGATGTAGATACATCTGAATTGGTTGAAACACCTAAAGAAAGTATGTCACTAGAAGAAAAAGAAAAAAGAGAAAAAATTAAACGCGAATGCGAAATTTTAAAAATGACAATGAATTATTAGGAGGAAATGAAATGCCGACATTATATGAATTAAAACAATCCTTAGGTATGATTGGACAACAATTAAAAAATAAAAATGATGAATTGAGTCAGAAAGCAACAGATCCAAATATTGATATGGAAGACATCAAACAACTAGAAACAGAAAAAGCAGGTTTACAACAAAGATTTAACATTGTTGAAAGACAAGTGCAAGACATTGAAGAGAAAGAAAAAGCGAAAGTTAAAGATAAAGGAGAAGCTTATCAATCTTTAAGTGATAATGAGAAGATGGTTAAAGCTAAGGCAGAGTTTTATCGTCACGCGATTTTACCAAATGAATTTGAAAAACCTTCAATGGAGGCACAACGTTTATTACACGCTTTACCAACAGGAAATGATTCAGGTGGAGATAAGCTCTTACCAAAAACACTTTCTAAAGAAATTGTTTCAGAACCATTTGCTAAAAACCAATTACGTGAAAAAGCTCGTCTAACTAACATTAAAGGTTTAGAGATTCCAAGAGTTTCATACACTTTAGACGATGATGATTTCATTACAGACGTAGAAACAGCAAAAGAATTAAAAGCAAAAGGTGATACAGTCAAGTTCACTACTAATAAATTCAAAGTATTTGCTGCAATTTCAGATACTGTAATTCATGGATCAGATGTAGATTTAGTAAACTGGGTTGAAAACGCACTACAATCAGGATTAGCAGCTAAAGAGCGTAAAGATGCCTTAGCAGTAAGTCCTAAATCTGGATTAGAACACATGTCATTTTATAATGGATCTGTTAAAGAAGTTGAGGGAGCAGACATGTATGATGCTATTATTAACGCTTTAGCAGATTTACATGAAGATTATCGTGATAACGCAACAATTTATATGCGATATGCAGATTATGTCAAAATTATTAGTGTTCTTTCAAATGGAACAACAAATTTCTTTGACACACCAGCAGAAAAAGTATTTGGCAAACCAGTAGTATTTACAGATGCAGCAGTTAAACCTATTGTGGGAGATTTCAATTATTTTGGAATTAACTATGATGGAACAACTTATGACACTGATAAAGATGTTAAAAAAGGCGAATATTTGTTTGTATTAACAGCATGGTATGATCAGCAACGTACATTAGACAGTGCATTCAGAATTGCAAAAGCAAAAGAAAATACAGGTCCATTACCCAGCTAAGCCCCAAAAGGTTAATGTAACAGCTAAGGCTAAATCAGCTGTAATATCAGCCGAATAGGGGTGATGAAATGAGTTTAGAAGAAATTAAATTGTGGTTGAGAATTGACTATAATTTCGAAAATGATTTAATTGAAGGTCTCATTCAATCGGCTAAGTCTGAATTACTATTAAGTGGGGTTCCAGATTATGACAAAGATGACTTGGAATACCCGCTTTTTTGTACAGCGATTAAATATATCATTGCAAGAGATTATGAAAGTCGTGGATACTCAAATGACCAATCTAGAAGCAAGGTGTTTAATGAAAAAGGATTGCAAAAAATGATTTTGAAATTAAAAAAGTGGTAGGTGATTTTTAAATGGAATTTAATGAATTTAAAGATCGCGCATATTTTTTTCAATATGTAAATAAAGGGCCGTATCCAGATGAAGAGGAAAAAATGAAATTGTATAGTTGCTTTTGTAAAATATATAATCCTTCTATGAAAGATAGAGAAATTTTAAAAGCGACTGAATCAAAGTCAGGACTAACCATAATTATGAGGTCTTCTAAAATTGAATATCTACCACAAACAAATCACTTAGTTAAAATTGACAGTGCATTATATTCCGATAAATTATTCAACATTGTAGAAATAAGAATTGATACACCAGATATTGGCTATAATACAGTGGTTTTATCAGAAAAATGAGTGTAGAAATTAAAGGGATACCTGAAGTGTTGAATAAATTAGAATCGGTATACGGTAAACAAGCAATGCAGGCTAAGAGTGATAAAGCTTTAAATGAAGCATCTGAATTTTTTATAAAGGCTTTAAAGAAAGAGTTCGAGAGCTTTAAAGATACGGGTGCCAGTATAGAAGAAATGACTAAATCTAAGCCTTATACAAAAGTTGGCAGTCAAGAAAGGGCTGTTTTAATTGAATGGGTAGGCCCTATGAATCGCAAAAACATTATTCACTTGAATGAACATGGTTATACAAGAGATGGAAAAAAATATACACCAAGAGGTTTTGGAGTTATTGCAAAAACATTAGCTGCTAGCGAACGTAAGTATAGAGAAATTATAAAAAAGGAGTTGGCCAGATAAATGAATATATTAAACACCATAAAAGGAATTTTATTATCTGATGCAGAGCTCAAAACACATATAAATTCTAGAATATACTATTACAAAGTCACTGAAAACGCTGAAACTTCCAAACCCTTTGTTGTTATTACACCTGTTTATGATTTGCCTTCAGACTTTATGTCTGATAAATATCTCAGTGAAGAATACTTAATTCAAATAGATGTAGAATCTTCAAATAATCAGAAAACAATTGATATAACAAAACGAATAAGATACCTGTTATATCAACAAAATTTAATTCAAGCATCTAGTCAGTTAGATGCTTATTTTGAAGAAACTAAACGTTATGTGATGTCGAGACGATATCAAGGCATACCCAAAAATATATATTATAAAAATCAGCGCATCGAATAGGTGTGCTTTTTAATTTTTAAGGAGGAAATAAGCAATGGCAGAAGGACAAGGTTCTTATAAAGTAGGTTTTAAAAGATTATACGTTGGAGTTTTTAACCCAGAAGCAACAAAAGTAGTTAAACGCATGACATGGGAAGATGAAAAAGGTGGTACAGTTGACCTAAATATCACAGGTTTAGCACCAGATTTAGTAGATATGTTTGCATCTAACAAACGTGTATGGATGAAAAAACAAGGTACTAATGAAGTTAAGTCTGACATGAGTATTTTCAATATTCCAAGTGATGATTTAAACACAGTTATTGGACGTACTAAAGATAAAAATGGTACATCTTGGGTAGGAGAGAATACAAGAGCACCGTATGTAACAGTAATTGGCGAATCGGAAGATGGTTTAACAGGTCAGCCGGTATATGTAGCCTTACTTAAAGGTACTTTTAGTTTAGATTCAATTGAATTTAAAACACGAGGTGAAAAAGCAGAAGCCCCAGAACCTACAAAATTAACAGGTGACTGGATGAATAGAAAAGTTGATGTTGATGGAACGTCACAAGGTATTGTATACGGTTATCATGAAGGTAAAGAAGGAGAAGCAGAATTCTTCAAAAAAGTATTCGTTGGATACACGGACAGTGAAGATCATTCAGAGGATTCTGCAGGTTCGTTACCCAGCTAATCCCCAAAATGTTGAAGTAGCAGTTAATTCAAAATCTGCAACAGTTTCAGCAGAATAGGGGCTTTCAAAATAAATCAAAGGAGAATAATTTATGACTAAAACTTTAAAGGTTTATAAAGGAGACGACGTCGTAGCTTCTGAACAAGGTGAAGGCAAAGTGTCAGTAACTTTATCTAATTTAGAAGCGGATACAACTTATCCAAAAGGTACTTACCAAGTGGCATGGGAAGAAAATGGTAAAGAATCTAGTAAAGTTGATGTACCTCAATTCAAAACCAATCCAATTCTAGTCTCAGGCGTATCATTTACACCAGAAACTAAATCAATTATGGTAAATACCGATGACAATGTTGAGCCAAACATTGCACCAAGCACAGCAACGAATAAAATATTGAAATATACAAGTGAACATCCAGAATTTGTTACTGTAGATGAAAATACAGGAGCAATTCACGGTGTAGCTGAAGGTACTTCAGTAATCACTGCTATGTCTACTGATGGAAGCGATAAGTCAGGACAAATTTCAGTGACAGTAACAAACGGATAGGGATTTAAGGCGCAGTATATCGGCGTCTTTTTTATTTGAATAAAAGGAGCTAATACAATGATTAAATTTGAAATTAAAGATCGTAAAACAGGAAAAACAGAGAGCTATACAAAAGAAGATGTAACAATGGGCGAAGCAGAAAAATGCTATGAGTATTTAGAATTAGTAAATCAAGAGAATAAAAAAGAAGCACCTAACGCAACAAAAATGAGACAAAAAGAGCGACAGTTATTAGTAGATTTATTTAAAGATGAAGGATTGACTGAAGAAGATGTTCTGAACAAGATGAGTACTAAAACTTATACAAAAGCCTTACAAGATATATTTCGAGAAATCAATGGTGAAGATGAAGAAGATTCAGAAACTGAACCAGAAGAGATGGGAAAGACAGAAGAACAATCTCAATAAAAGACATTTTATCGAACATTAAGAAAATACAACGTTTCTGTATGGAGCAGTATGGGTGGACATTAACTGAAGTCAGAAAACAGCCGTATGTAAAACTTTTAGAAATACTTAATGAAGAGAATAAAGAAGAGACTGAAGAAAAACAAAGTGAACAAAAAGTCATTACAGGTACGGATTTAAGAAAACTTTTTGGAAGCTAGAAAGGAGGTTAATATGAATGAAAAAGTAGAAGGCATGACCTTGGAGCTGAAATTAGACCATTTAGGTGTCCAAGAAGGCATGAAAGGTTTAAAGCGACAATTAGGTGTTGTTAATAGTGAAATGAAAGCTAATCTGTCAGCATTTGATAAGTCTGAAAAATCAATGGAAAAATATCAGGCGAGAATTAAGGGGTTAAATGATAGGCTTAAAGTTCAAAAAAAGATGTATTCTCAAGTAGAAGATGAGCTTAAACAAGTTAACGCTAATTACCAAAAAGCTAAATCCAGTGTAAAAGATGTTGAGAAAGCATATTTAAAGTTAGTAGAAGCCAATAAAAAAGAAAAATTAGCTCTTGATAAATCTAAAGAAGCCTTAAAATCATCGAATACAGAACTTAAAAAAGCTGAAAATCAATATAAACGTACAAATCAACGTAAACAAGATGCGTATCAAAAACTTAAACAGTTGAGAGATGCAGAACAAAAGCTTAAGAATAGTAACCAAGCTACTACTGCACAACTAAAAAGAGCAAGTGACGCAGTACAGAAGCAGTCCGCTAAGCATAAAGCACTTGTTGAACAATATAAACAAGAAGGCAATCAAGTTCAAAAACTAAAAGTGCAAAATGACAATCTTTCAAAATCAAATGATAAAATTGAAAGTTCTTACGCTAAAACTAATACTAAATTAAAGCAAACAGAAAAAGAATTTAATGATTTAAACAATACTATTAAGAATCATAGCGCTAATGTCGCAAAAGCTGAAACAGCTGTTAATAAAGAAAAAGCTGCTTTAAATAATTTGGAGCGTTCAATAGATAAAGCTTCATCCGAAATGAAGACTTTTAACAAAGAACAAATGATAGCTCAAAGTCATTTCGGTAAACTTGCAAGTCAAGCGGATGTCATGTCAAAGAAATTTAGTTCTATTGGAGACAAAATGACTTCCCTGGGACGTACAATGACGATGGGCGTATCTACACCAATTACTTTAGGGTTAGGTGCAGCATTAAAAACAAGTGCAGACTTTGAAGGCCAAATGTCTCGAGTTGGAGCGATTGCGCAAGCAAGCAGTAAAGACTTGAAAAGCATGTCTAATCAAGCAGTTGACTTAGGAGCTAAAACCAGTAAAAGTGCTAACGAAGTTGCTAAAGGTATGGAAGAATTGGCAGCTTTAGGCTTTAATGCCAAACAAACAATGGAGGCTATGCCAGGTGTTATCAGTGCAGCAGAAGCAAGTGGTGCAGAAATGGCTACAACTGCAACTGTAATGGCTTCAGCGATTAACTCTTTCGGTTTAAAAGCATCTGATGCAAATCATGTTGCTGATTTACTTGCGAGATCAGCAAATGATAGTGCTGCAGATATTCAGTACATGGGAGATGCATTGAAGTATGCTGGTACTCCTGCAAAAGCATTAGGAGTTTCAATAGAGGACACTTCCGCAGCAATTGAAGTTTTATCTAACTCAGGTTTAGAGGGTTCTCAAGCAGGTACTGCCCTAAGAGCTTCATTTATCAGGCTAGCTAATCCAAGTAAAAATACAGCTAAGGAAATGAAAAAATTAGGTATTCATTTGTCTGATGCTAAAGGTCAATTTGTTGGCATGGGTGAATTGATTAGACAGTTCCAAGATAATATGAAAGGCATGACGAGAGAACAAAAACTAGCTACAGTGGCTACAATAGTTGGTACTGAAGCAGCAAGTGGATTTTTAGCCTTGATTGAAGCGGGACCAGATAAAATTAATAGCTATAGTAAATCCTTAAAGAATTCCAATGGCGAAAGTAAAAAAGCAGCAGATTTGATGAAAGATAATCTCAAAGGCGCTCTGGAACAATTAGGTGGCGCTTTTGAATCATTAGCAATCGAAGTCGGTAAAGATTTAACGCCTATGATTAGAGTAGGAGCGGAAGGTTTAACAAAATTAGTTGATGGATTTACACATCTCCCTGGTTGGGTTAGAAAAGCTTCAGTAGGATTAGCACTTTTTGGTGCAGCAATTGGACCTGCAGTTCTTGCTGGAGGGTTATTAATACGTACAGTTGGAAGTGCTGCTAAAGGATATGCGTCATTAAATAGACGTATTGCTGAAAATACAATCCTTTCAAATACTAATTCAAAAGCAATGAAATCTTTAGGTCTTCAAACATTATTTCTTGGTTCTACAACAGGAAAAACGTCAAAAGGCTTTAAAGGGTTAGCCGGAGCTATGATGTTTAATTTAAAACCTATAAATGTTTTGAAAAATTCTGCAAAGCTAGCAATTTTACCGTTCAAACTTTTGAAAAACGGTTTAGGATTAGCCGCAAAATCCTTATTTGCAGTAAGTGGAGGCGCAAGATTTGCTGGTGTAGCCTTAAAGTTTTTAACAGGACCTATAGGTGCTACAATAACTGCTATTACAATTGCATATAAAGTTTTTAAAACCGCATATGATCGTGTGGAATGGTTCAGAAACGGTATTAACGGTTTAGGAGAAACTATAAAGTTTTTTGGTGGCAAAATTATTGGCGGTGCTGTTAGGAAGCTAGGAGAGTTTAAAAATTATCTTGGAAGTATAGGCAAAAGCTTCAAAGAAAAGTTTTCAAAGGATATGAAAGATGGTTATAAATCTTTGAGTGACGATGACCTTCTGAAAGTAGGAGTCAACAAGTTTAAAGGATTTATGCAAACCATGGGCACAGCTTCTAAAAAAGCATCTGATACTGTAAAAGTGTTGGGGAAAGGTGTTTCAAAAGAAACAGAAAAAGCTTTAGAAAAATACGTACACTATTCTGAAGAGAACAACAGAATCATGGAAAAAGTACGTTTAAACTCGGGTCAAATAACAGAAGACAAAGCAAAAAAACTTTTGAAAATTGAAGCGGATTTATCTAATAACCTTATAGCTGAAATAGAAAAAAGAAATAAAAAGGAACTCGAACAAACTCAAGAACTTATTGATAAGTATAGTGCGTTCGATGAACAAGAAAAGCAAAACATTTTAACTAGAACTAAAGAAAAAAATGACTTGCGAATTAAAAAAGAGCAAGAACTCAATCAGAAAATCAAAGAATTGAAAGAAAAAGCTTTAAGTGATGGTCAGATTTCAGAAAATGAAAGAAAAGAAATTGAAAAGCTTGAAAATCAAAGACGTGACATCACTGTTAAAGAATTGAGTAAGACTGAAAAAGAGCAAGAGCGTATTTTAGTAAGAATGCAAAGAAACAGAAATGCTTATTCAATAGACGAAGCGAGCAAAGCAATTAAAGAAGCAGAAAAAGCAAGAAAAGCAAGAAAAAAAGAAGTGGACAAGCAATATGAAGATGATGTCATTGCTATAAAAAATAACGTCAACCTTTCTAAGTCTGAAAAAGATAAATTATTAGCTATTGCTGATCAAAGACATAAGGATGAAGTAAGAAAGGCAAAATCTAAAAAAGATGCTGTAGTAGACGTTGTTAAAAAGCAAAATAAAGATATTGATAAAGAGATGGATTTATCCAGTGGTCGTGTATATAAAAATACTGAAAAGTGGTGGAATGGCCTTAAAAGTTGGTGGTCTAACTTCAGAGAAGACCAAAAGAAGAAAAGTGATAAGTACGCTAAAGAACAAGAAGAAACAGCTCGTAGAAACAGAGAAAATATAAAGAAATGGTTTGGAAATGCTTGGGACGGCGTAAAAACTAAAACTGGCGAAGCTTTTAGTAAAATGGGCAGAAATGCTAATCATTTTGGCGGCGAAATGAAAAAAATGTGGAGTGGAATCAAAGGAATTCCAAGCAAATTAAGTTCAGGTTGGAGCTCAGCCAAAAGTTCTGTAGGATATCACACTAAGGCTATAGCTAATAGTACTGGTAAATGGTTTGGAAAAGCTTGGCAATCTGTTAAATCGACTACAGGAAGTATTTACAATCAAACTAAGCAAAAGTATTCAGATGCCTCAGATAAAGCTTGGGCGCATTCAAAATCTATTTGGAAAGGGACATCAAAATGGTTTAGCAATGCATATAAAAGTGCAAAGGGCTGGCTAACGGATATGGCTAATAAATCTCGCGCGAAATGGGATAATATTTCTAGTACAGCTTGGTCGAATGCAAAATCCGTTTGGAAAGGAACATCGAAATGGTTTAGTAACTCATACAAATCTTTAAAAGATTGGACTGGGGATATGTATTCAAGAGCCCACGATCGTTTTGATGCAATTTCAAGTTCGGCATGGTCTAACGCTAAATCAGTATTTAATGGTTTTAGAAAATGGCTATCCAAAACATATGATTGGATTAGAGATATTGGTAAAGACATGGGAAGAGCTGCGGCTGATTTAGGTAAAAATGTTGCTAATAAAGCTATTGGCGGTTTGAATAGCATGATTGGCGGTATTAATAAAATATCTAAAGCCATTACTGATAAAAATCTCATCAAGCCAATACCTACATTGTCTACTGGTACTTTAGCAGGAAAGGGTGTAGCTACCGATAATTCGGGAGCATTAACGCAACCGACATTTGCTGTATTAAATGATAGAGGTTCTGGAAACGCCCCAGGCGGTGGAGTTCAAGAAGTAATTCACAGGGCTGACGGAACATTCCATGCGCCCCAAGGACGAGATGTGGTTGTTCCACTAGGAGTTGGAGATAGTGTAATAAATGCCAATGACACTCTGAAGTTACAGCGGATGGGTGTTTTGCCAAAATTCCATGGTGGTACGAAAAAGAAAAAATGGATGGAACAAGTTACTGAAAATCTTGGTAAAAAAGCAGGGGACTTCGGTTCTAAAGCTAAAAACACAGCTCATAATATCAAAAAAGGTGCAGAAGAAATGGTTGAAGCCGCAGGCGATAAAATCAAAGATGGTGCATCTTGGTTAGGCGATAAAATCGGCGATGTGTGGGATTATGTACAACATCCAGGGAAACTAGTAAATAAAGTAATGTCAGGTTTAAATATTAATTTTGGAGGCGGAGCTAACGCTACAGTAAAAATTGCTAAAGGCGCGTACTCATTGCTCAAAAAGAAATTAGTAGACAAAGTAAAATCGTGGTTTGAAGATTTTGGTGGTGGAGGCGATGGAAGCTATCTATTTGACCATCCAATTTGGCAAAGGTTTGGGAGCTACACAGGTGGACTTAACTTTAATGGCGGTCGTCACTATGGTATCGACTTTCAAATGCCTACTGGAACGAACATTTATGCTGTTAAAGGCGGTATAGCTGATAAAGTATGGACTGATTACGGTGGCGGTAATTCTATACAAATTAAGACCGGTGCTAACGAATGGAACTGGTATATGCATTTATCTAAGCAATTAGTAAGACAAGGCCAACGTATTAAAGCTGGTCAACTGATAGGGAAATCAGGTGCTACAGGTAATTTCGTTAGAGGAGCACACTTACATTTCCAATTGATGCAAGGGTCGCATCCAGGGAATGATACAGCTAAAGATCCAGAAAAATGGTTGAAGTCACTTAAAGGTAGTGGCGTTCGAAGTGGTTCAGGTGTTAATAAGGCTGCATCTGCTTGGGCAGGCGATATACGTCGTGCAGCAAAACGAATGGGTGTTAATGTTACTTCGGGTGATGTAGGAAATATCATTAGCTTGATTCAACACGAATCAGGAGGAAATGCAGGTATAACTCAATCTAGTTCGCTTAGAGACATCAACGTTTTACAGGGCAATCCAGCAAAAGGATTGCTTCAATATATCCCACAAACATTTAGACATTATGCTGTTAGAGGTCACAACAATATATATAGTGGTTACGATCAGTTATTAGCGTTCTTTAACAACAGATATTGGCGCTCACAGTTTAACCCAAGAGGTGGTTGGTCTCCAAGTGGTCCAAGAAGATATGCGAATGGTGGTTTGATTACAAAGCATCAACTTGCTGAAGTGGGTGAAGGAGATAAACAGGAGATGGTTATCCCTTTAACTAGACGTAAACGAGCAATTCAATTAACTGAACAGGTTATGCGCATCATCGGTATGGATGGCAAGCCAAATAACATCACTGTAAATAATGATACTTCAACAGTTGAAAAATTGTTGAAACAAATTGTTATGTTAAGTGATAAAGGAAATAAATTAACAGATGCATTGATTCAAACTGTTTCTTCTCAGGATAATAACTTAGGTTCTAATGATGCAATTAGAGGTTTAGAAAAAATATTGTCAAAACAAAGTGGGCATAGAGCAAATGCAAATAATTATATGGGAGGTTTGACTAATTAATGCAATCTTTTGTAAAAATCATAGATGGTTACAAGGAAGAAGTAATAACAGATTTTAATCAGCTTATATTTTTAGATGCAAGGGCTGAAAGTCCAAACACCAATGATAACAGTGTAACTATTAACGGAGTAGATGGTATTTTACCGGGCGCAATTAGTTTTGCGCCTTTTTCATTAGTATTAAGGTTTGGCTATGATGGTATAGATGTTATAGATTTAAATTTATTTGAGCATTGGTTTAGATCTGTGTTTAATCGCAGACATCCTTATTATGTTATTACTTCTCAAATGCCTGGTGTTAAATATGCAGTGAATACAGCTAATGTTACATCTAATTTAAAAGATGGTTCTTCAACTGAAATTGAAGTAAGTTTAAATGTTTATAAAGGGTATTCTGAATCAGTTAATTGGACCGATAGCGAGTTCTTATTCGACTCTAATTGGATGTTTGAAAATGGAATTCCTCTTGATTTCACACCTAAATATACTCATACATCAAATCAATTTACTATTTGGAACGGTTCTACTGATACGATAAATCCACGATTCAAGCACGATTTGAAAATATTAATTAATTTAAATGCGAGTGGAGGATTTGAACTGGTTAACTATACAACAGGTGATATTTTTAAGTACAACAAAAGTATAGATAAAAACACTGATTTTGTTTTAGATGGTGTGTATGCATATCGAGATATAAATAGAGTGGGAATTGATACAAATAGAGGCATTATAACATTAGCGCCAGGTAAAAATGAATTTAAGATTAAAGGAGACGTCAGTGATATTAAAACTACATTTAAGTTTCCTTTTATTTATAGGTAGGTGATTTAATGGATTATCATGATCATTTATCAGTAATGGATTTTAATGAATTGATTTGTGAAAATTTACTAGATGTAGATTATGGTTCTTTTAAAGAATATTATGAACTGAATGAAGCTAGGTACATCACCTTTACAGTTTATAGAACTACTCATAATAGTTTTGTTTTTGATTTATTGATTTGTGAAAACTTCATAATTTATCATGGTGAAAAATATACAATTAAGCAGACAGCGCCAAAGGTTGAAGGTGATAAAGTTTTTATTGAAGTTACGGCATATCACATAATGTATGAATTTCAAAATCACTCAGTGGAATCAAATAAGCTTGATGACGACAGTAGCGAAACTGGTAAAACGCCAGAATACTCTTTAGATGAGTACTTAAGATATGGATTTGCAAATCAAAAAACTTCGGTCAAAATGACCTATAAAATAATTGGAGATTTTAAGCGAAAAGTACCGATTGACGAATTAGGTAACAAAAACGGCTTAGAATACTGTAAAGAAGCGGTAGACCTGTTTGGCTGTATAATTTACCCAAATGATACAGAGATTGGTTTTTATTCTCCTGAAACATTTTATCAAAGAAGCGAGAAAGTGATTCGATATCAATATAATACTGATACTGTATCTGCAACTGTCAGTACATTGGAATTAAGAACAGCTATAAAAGTTTTTGGAAAAAAGTATACAGCTGAGGAAAAGAAAAATTATAATCCTATTAGAACAACTGACATTAAATATTCAAATGGTTTTATAAAAGAAGGTACTTATCGTACCGAAACAATTGGGTCTAAAGCTACTATTAACTTTGATTGCAAGTATGGTAATGAAACAGTTAGATTTACAATAAAAAAGGGCTCTCAAGGTGGAATATATAAGTTGATTTTAGACGGCAAGCAAATTAAGCAAATTTCTTGTTTTGCTAAGTCGGTTCAGTCTGAAACAATAGATTTAATAAAAAATATTGATAAAGGCAAGCACGTTTTAGAAATGATATTTTTAGGAGAAGACCCCAAAAATAGAATTGATATATCTTCAAATAAAAAAGCTAAGCCTTGTATGTATGTTGGAACTGAAAAATCAACAGTCTTAAATTTAATTGCTGATAATTCAGGTCGCAATCAATACAAAGCAATTGTCGACTACGTCGCAGATAGTGCAAAGCAGTTTGGGATTCGATATGCTAATACGCAAACAAATGAAGATATCGAAACACAGGATAAGCTGTTAGAATTTGCAAAAAAGCAAATAAATGATACTCCTAAGACTGAATTAGATGTTAATTATATAGGTTATGAAAAAATAGAGCCAAGAGATAGCGTATTTTTTGTTCATGAATTAATGGGATATAACACTGAATTAAAGGTTGTTAAACTTGATAGGTCACATCCATTTGTAAACGCAATAGATGAAGTGTCTTTCAGCAATGAAATAAAAGATATGGTACAAATTCAACAAGCACTTAACAGACGAGTTATTGCACAAGATAATAGATATAACTATCAAGCAAATCGTATAAATCATTTATACACTAGTACTTTGAATTCTCCTTTCGAGACAATGGATATAGGGAGTGTATTAATATAATGGCAACAGAAGAAGTTAAAATCAAAGCGCTACTTGAAAACGATAAACAGTACTTTCCAGCTACACACTGGAAAGCTATAAATGGGATACCTTATGCAGGCAGTAGTGATATTGATGGATTGCCTCAAGACGGTATCATTTCGGTAGATGATAAAAATAAATTAGATAAATTAAAAATAGGCGAAGCAGGAATTATTCAAAATAGCATTGTACAGAAATCCCCAAACGGTAAATTGTGGAAAATAACAGTTGACGATAGTGGGAAACTTGGTACAGTGCTATTTTATTAGAAAGGAAGGTGCATTATGGAAAATTTGTATTTAATAAAGGATTTGGGAGCTTTAGCAGGTCGAGATTATAGAGCTAAAGAAATTCAAAACCTGCAAAGAATAGAGCAATTTGCGCTTGGCTTGACAACAGAGTTTAAGTTGCATCAGAAAGCTAAAACAATGCAACACTTCGCTGAGCAAATTTATTATAATGGTAGATCGCAAGCAGCAGTAAACAAATCTTTACAAAGTCAAATTAACGCACTTGTTGTGGCACCACGTAATAACAGTGCTAATGAGATTGTTCAAGCTCGAGTTAATGTAAACGGCGAAACCTTTGACACATTAAAAGAACATTTAGACGATTGGGAAACCAAAACTCAAATTAATAAAGAGGAAACTATAAGAGAATTAAATAAGACCAAACAAGAAATTCTTGATATCGAGTATCGTTTTGAACCTGATAAGCAAGAGTTTTTATTTGTGACAGAACTTGCACCTCTTACAAATGCAGTAATGCAATCCTTCTGGTTTGATAATAGAACAGGCATAGTATACATGACACAAGCTAGAAATAATGGCTATATGCTAAGTCGTCTAAGACCTAATGGTCAATTTATAGACAGCTCATTGATTGTAGGTGGGGGTCATGGTACACATAACGGTTATAGATATATTGATGATGAGTTATGGATTTATAGTTTTATCTTAAATGGTAATAATGAGAATACATTAGTTCGTTTCAAGTATACGCCTAATGTGGAAATTAGCTATGGCAAGTATGGTATGCAAGATGTATTTACAGGACACCCAGAAAAACCCTACATCACCCCTGTCATAAATGAAAAAGAAAATAAAATTCTATACAGAATTGAGAGACCTAGAAGTCAGTGGGAACTTGAAAACTCAATGAATTATATAGAGATAAGAAGTTTAGACGATGTTGATAAAAATATTGATAAAGTTTTGCATAAAATCAGTATCCCTATGAGACTAACAAACGAAACCCAACCAATGCAGGGTGTGACTTTTGATGAAAAATACTTGTATTGGTATACAGGAGACAGTAATCCAAATAATAGAAACTATTTAACGGCTTTCGATTTAGAAACAGGAGAAGAAGCGTATCAGGTTAATGCTGACTATGGTGGAACACTAGATTCATTTCCTGGCGAATTTGCGGAAGCAGAAGGTTTGCAAATATACTATGACAAAGATAGTGGTAAAAAAGCTTTGATGCTAGGTGTTACTGTCGGTGGTGATGGAAATAGAACACATCGTATTTTCATGATTGGGCAAAGAGGTATTTTAGAAATACTTCACTCAAGAGGCGTTCCTTTTATCATGAGTGACACAGGTGGTAGAGTTAAACCTTTACCAATGAGGCCTGATAAACTTAAGAATCTTGGGATGTTAACAGAGCCAGGTCTTTACTATTTATACACTGATCATACAGTTCAAATCGATGATTTCCCATTACCAAGAGAATGGCGTGATGCAGGTTGGTTCTTGGAAGTTAAGCCACCACAAACTGGCGGTGATGTAATTCAGATATTGACGCGTAATAGTTATGCAAGGAATATGATGACTTTTGAAAGGGTGCTTTCTGGAAGAACTGGAGACATTTCGGACTGGAATTATGTGCCTAAAAATAGTGGTAAATGGGAGAGAGTACCTTCATTCATCACAAAAATGTCAGATATTAACATAGTAGGCATGTCGTTTTATTTAACTACGGATGATACAAAACGTTTTACAGATTTTCCAACTGAACGTAAAGGGGTAGCTGGTTGGAACTTATATGTAGAAGCTTCAAACACAGGTGGCTTTGTTCATAGGCTAGTTCGTAATAGTGTTACAGCATCTGCTGAGATACTATTGAAAAATTATGATAGTAAAACAAGTTCAGGGCCATGGACTTTACACGAAGGGAGAATTATAAGTTAATGAGTAATTTAGAGAAATCTGTAGCTATAAATTTAGAAAACACAGCGCATTATGAAAATATTTCAAATCTAGATATAACTTTTAGAACAGGAGAGAGTGATTCTTCTGTTCTTCTTTTTAATATCATTAAAAATAATCAACCGTTATTACTGAGTGAAGAAAATATCAAAGCACGAATAGCGATTCGAGGTAAAGGAGTAATGGTAGTTGCTCCACTAGAAATATTAGATCCATTTAAAGGTATTTTAAAATTTCAATTACCTAATGATGTAATTAAACGAGATGGAAGTTATCAAGCTCAAGTTTCGGTTGCAGAATTAGGTAATTCAGACGTGGTAGTTGTCGAGAGAACTATCACATTTAACGTTGAAAAAAGTTTGTTTAGCATGATTCCATCTGAAACAAAATTACACTATATTGTTGAATTTCAGGAATTAGAAAAAACTATTATGGATCGTGCGAAAGCAATGGACGAGGCTATAAAAAATGGTGAAGATTATGCGAGTCTGATTGAAAAAGCTAAAGAAAAAGGTCTATCAGATATTCAAATAGCAAAATCTTCAAGTATAGATGAATTAAAGCAACTTGCTAATAGCCATATATCTGATTTGGAAAATAAAGCGCAAGCATATTCAAGAACATTCGATGAGCAAAAGCGATATATGGATGAGAAACATGAAGCCTTCAAGCAGTCAGTGAATAGTGGTGGTTTAGTCACAAGTGGTTCTACTTCAAATTGGCAAAAAGCTAAGATTACTAAAGATGATGGTAAGATAATGCAGATTACTGGATTTGATTTTAATAATCCAGAACAAAGAATAGGTGATTCAACCCAATTTATTTATGTTTCGCAAGCTATAAATTATCCAAGAGGTGTTAGTACTAACGGTACTGTCGAATATTTAGTAGTAACTTCAGATTACAAGCGTATGACTTATCGACCGAACGGTACAAATAAAGTGTTTGTTAAAAGAAAAGAAGCGGGTTCATGGTCTGAGTGGTCAGAATTAGCTATTAATGATTACAATACACCTTTTGAAACTGTTCAAAGTGCCCAATCAAAAGCTAATATGGCCGAAAGTAACGCTAAATTATACGCAGATGACAAGTTTAATAAAAGGTATTCGGTTATTTTTGATGGAACAGCAAATGGTGTGGGCTCTACATTGTACTTAAATGAGAGTTTAGACCAATTTATTTTATTAATTTTTTATGGGACTTTTCCAGGTGGTGACTTTACAGAGTTTGGCAGTCCTTTTGGAGGAGGAAAGATTTCATTGAATCCCTCAAATCTTCCAGATGGTGATGGAAATGGTGGAGGTGTTTATGAGTTTGGATTAACTAAATCTAGTCGTACATCTTTAACTATATCAAACGATGTCTATTTCGACTTAGGAAGTCAAAGAGGCTCTGGTGCGAACGCAAATAGAGGGACAATTAACAAAATTATAGGAGTGAGAAAATAATGCAAATATTAGTTAACAAGCGTAATGAGATAATTTCATACGCTATCATTGGTGGCTTTGAAGAAGGTATTGATATTGAAAATTTACCAGAAAATTTCTCTCAAGTTTTTAGACCTAAAGCCTTTAAATATTCAAATGGGGAAATAGTTTTTAACGAAGATTATTCAGAAGAAAAAGATGACTTGCATCAACAGATTGACAGTGAAGAACAAAACACAGTCGCTTCTGATGACATCTTACGAAAAATGGTTGCTAGTATGCAGAAACAAGTTGTTCAAAGTACAAAGTTATCGATGCAAGTTAATAAGCAAAATGCACTAATGGCAAAACAACTTGTGACACTTAATAAAAAATTAGAAGAGGTTAAAGGAGAGACTGAAAATGCTTAAATTAATTTCACCAACATTCGAAGATATTAAAACATGGTATCAATTGAAAGAATATAGTAAAGAAGATATAGCGTGGTATGTAGATATGGAAGTTATAGATAAAGAGGAATATGCAATTATTACAGGAGAAAAGTATCCAGAAAATCTAGAGTCATAGGTTATAATCTTATGGCTTTTTAATTTGAATAAAGTGGGTGGTGTAATGTTTGGATTTACCAAACGACACGAACAAGATTGGCGTTTAACGCGATTAGAAGAAAATGATAAGACTATGTTTGAAAAATTCGACAGAATAGAAGACAGTCTGAGAACGCAAGAAAAAATTTATGACAAGTTAGATAGAAATTTCGAAGAACTAAGGCGTGACAAAGAAGAAGATGAAAAAAATAAAGAGAAAAATGCTAAAAATATTAGAGACATCAAGATGTGGATTCTAGGATTAATAGGGACGATTCTAAGTACATTTGTTATAGCCTTGTTAAAAACTATTTTTGGCATTTAAAGGAGGTGATTACCATGCTTAAGGGAATTTTAGGATATAGCTTTTGGTCGTGTTTCTGGTTTAGCAAGTGTAAGTAATAGTTAAGAGTCAGTGCTTCGGCACTGGCTTTTTATTTTGGAAAAAAGGAGCAAACAAATGGATGCAAAAGTAATAACAAGATACATCGTATTGATCTTAGCATTAGTAAATCAATTCTTAGCGAACAAAGGTATTAGCCCGATTCCAGTAGACGATGAGACTATATCATCAATAATACTTACTGTTGTTGCTTTATATACTACGTATAAAGACAATCCAACATCTCAAGAAGGTAAATGGGCAAATCAAAAGCTAAAGAAATATAAAGCTGAAAACAAGTATAGAAAAGCAACAGGGCAAGCGCCAATTAAAGAAGTAATGACACCTACGAATATGAACGACACAAATGATTTAGGGTAGGTGTTGACCAATGTTGATAACAAAAAACCAAGCAGAAAAATGGTTTGATAATTCATTAGGGAAGCAGTTCAATCCTGATTTGTTTTATGGATTTCAGTGTTACGATTACGCAAATATGTTTTTTATGATAGCAACAGGCGAAAGGTTACAAGGTTTATACGCTTATAATATTCCATTTGATAATAAAGCAAGGATTGAAAAATACGGGCAAATAATTAAAAACTATGATAGCTTTTTACCGCAAAAGTTGGACATTGTCGTTTTCCCGTCAAAGTATGGTGGCGGAGCTGGACATGTTGAAATTGTTGAGAGCGCTAATCTAAACACTTTCACATCGTTTGGCCAAAATTGGAATGGTAAAGGTTGGACAAATGGCGTTGCGCAACCTGGTTGGGGTCCCGAAACCGTTACAAGACATGTTCATTATTACGATGACCCAATGTATTTTATTAGATTAAATTTCCCAGATAAAGTAAGTGTTGGAGATAAAGCTAAAAGCGTTATTAAGCAAGCAACTGCCAAAAAGCAAGCAGTAATTAAACCTAAAAAAATTATGCTTGTAGCCGGTCATGGTTATAACGATCCTGGAGCAGTCGGAAACGGAACAAATGAACGTGATTTTATCCGTAAATATATAACACCAAATATCGCTAAGTATTTAAGACATGCAGGTCACGAAGTTGCATTATATGGTGGCTCAAGTCAATCACAAGATATGTATCAAGATACTGCTTACGGTGTTAATGTAGGAAATAATAAAGATTATGGCTTATATTGGGTTAAATCACAGGGGTATGACATTGTTCTAGAGATTCATTTAGACGCAGCAGGAGAAAGTGCAAGTGGTGGGCATGTTATTATTTCAAGTCAATTCAATGCAGATACTATTGATAAAAGTATACAAGATGTTATTAAAAATAACTTAGGACAAATAAGAGGTGTAACACCTCGTAATGATTTACTGAACGTTAATGTATCAGCAGAAATAAATATCAATTATCGTTTATCTGAATTAGGTTTTATTACTAATAAAAAAGATATGGATTGGATTAAGAAGAATTATGACTTGTATTCTAAATTAATAGCTGGTGCGATTCATGGTAAGCCTATAGGTGGTTTGGTAGCTGGTAATGTTAAAACATCAGCTAAAAACCAAAAAAATCCACCAGTGCCAGCAGGTTATACACTTGATAAGAATAATGTGCCTTATAAAAAAGAGGCTGGTAATTACACAGTTGCCAATGTTAAAGGTAATAACGTAAGGGACGGCTATTCAACTAATTCAAGAATTACTGGTGTATTACCTAATAACGCAACAATCAAATATGACGGCGCATATTGTATCAATGGCTATAGATGGATTACTTATATTGCTAATAGTGGACAACGTCGTTATATTGCTACAGGAGAGGTAGACAAGGCAGGTAATAGAATAAGCAGTTTTGGTAAGTTTAGCACGATTTAGTATTTACTTAGAATAAAAATTTTGCTACATTAATTATAGGGAATCTTACAGTTATTAAATAACTATTTGGATGGATGTTAATATTCCTATACACTTTTTAACATTACTCTCAAGATTTAAATGTGCGTAACTGGCAGGTACTTCGGTACTTGCCTATTTTTTTATGTTATAGCTAGCCTTCGGGCTAGTTTTTTGTTATGATGTGTTACACATGCATCAACTATTTACATCTATCCTTGTTCACCCAAGCATGTCACTGGGTGTTTTTTCCTTGCGATAGAGAGCATAGTTTTCATACTACTCCCCGTAGTATATATGACTTTAGCATTCCCGTATAACAGTTTACGGGGTGCTTTTTATGTTATACTTACTTTTATATAGTAGGAGTGAACTATATAGCCGGGCAGAGGCCATGTATCTGACTGTTGGTCCCACAGGAGACATCTTCCTTGTCATCACTCGATACATATATCTTAACAACATAGAAATGTTACATTCGCTACAACCGTATCTTAATCGATACGGTTATATTTATTCCCCTACAACCAACAAAACCACAGATCCTATTAATTTAGGATTGTGGTTATTTTTTGCGTTTTTTCGGGGCGAAAAAAGGGCAGATTATTTGAAAAAGGGCAAACGCTTGTGGAAAATCTAAAAGGTTAAAAATGACAAAAACCTTGATACAACAGTGTTTTTGGACGCTCGTGTACGTTAGAGAATGACCACTTTACCATCTCATTATGATGACATGTTTATTTTAAACGCACAAGCCCATGCACGTCTTGATCAAATGGCACAACAGTTTGAAGTTGTTTGTAATGGCTTGAATGAAAATGAAGGACAAGCAATTCAAACGATGGATCAATCTGCCTCTCTAATTCGCTCAAACTTAATTAAAGTTAAAGAACAGTTAGAAAAACTAGCAGTATACTAA